GCGTCTATCATATCTACTTTCTGTTTTCGTTGCTGTTCTGCGACCTTAACTTGAGAATCTACAGAATCTTTCTGAGCTTTCTGCTGTAGTTCTTGTGCCTTCATAGCAAGTTCTTGTTGTTGCATCTGTATAACTGGATCTTGTGCTTTTTGTTGCGCTTCACCTTGTTGTTTTTGCATTATATGGGCTTGCGTTACTTTCTCTCCTGCCTCTGCTACTAGCTGTGACAGTGTGACCTCTATCTCTGGAGGGAGCGACTCGTTAGGTGCAGGTAGTGGTACTCCTAACTTCTCTTCTATCTGCTGTCTGTACATGAAGGCATAGTGTTCTGCTATGTGCGCTTGTAGCGCAGCCATCATACGTTGAGCTTGTGGGTTCTGCCCTATCGCTTGAGCAATCATAGGGTCTTTCATAAAGGTTTCGTGAGCCGTTATATGAGCCGCGTGGTCTTGGTATATGAATGCCTTTAATGGTTTACCCATCAGTACATTCATATTCTCACTTATCGGATCTAGTGGCTCTGCATCGTCCTCTGTAGGTACAAGTTTATCTGCGTTCTTTATACCTAACACTTCTATCATCTGCCTGTGTAGCTGCGGCAGGTTATATATCTGGGGGGCTTGCTGCGCCATCTGCAATACCGCTTGGTATTGCACTACTCTTTGGGCCATCGTGGAGCTATTTGGGTCACTGACAGGTATAACATCTACCATGTCATAGTCCGACTGCCTCGCACTCATCTCCCCACGATTGGGCTGATACCCGTACTCTTCGGGGGCATATTGGGCCATTATTGCTTTGAGGAGCTTGAATTCAAGCTTCATAGCGTAATGAACACGCGCCTGTACCGCAGCCATTGGCTTCAATGTACGCTCTAATAGCGCCAAAGTAGTACCAACGGGGGCATTAGCTGACATATCAGAGATGTTCATGTCACTGATAGCGCCTAACCGCCTACCTTCCGTAGTTATCTTGTCAAGAAGCGCCAATAAGGTCTGACTAGGCTCCTTGTAGGGTAATGGCATGATATTGTCTTTAATACTGCCAGAAGGTACATCTACATCCTTGAACTCTCCGGGTTCTATCGGGGTATCGTCCCCTTTTACCCGCAATCCACGGGTTTTAAGCCCTGCCGGTAGGTTAGCTAACGTCCCTGCGTCCACCAACTGCCGTATAATCGAAGTACCTGCCTTAGCGTACCCCCCTACGATATGGATAAGCCCCATCCCATAGAACCCAAATCCGGGTACGTACACGTAATGTACGAAATGTTGGCGTTTTAGCTCAAGTTCGTCCTCTTGATTCCAATTCCTACGTATAGCTAGGACAGTGTTGCTTCCTTGCTCAAGGGTTATGACGTAAGGCTTGGCAATATCCTCCTCATCGTCTATCCCTTCAATCGTAGTAGTGACATGTACCTCATAAAGAGCGTACCGATCATCGTCTGTGAGAGAAAACCCAGCGTCTTTGGCTTTCCTTTCTTCAATATCAGAGTGGTAAGGGACAGGATCTTGCAGTTCTATCTCTCTATAGAACCCACTAGCCTGTAATTTACGTAACTCGTTCTTAGTTTTACGCATAATATGAGTCACACGCTCTGCAGACTCTATATTTGACGCTCCGTAAGGGACAATTACATCCTCTGCGGGTATAAACATAGCTACTTGCCGTCCTAAGTTAGGATCGTAGTAGACTTTTTTGAAGGCTGAACCTGCTAAACCAAGGCTATAGAGCAGTCTTTCATGCTCTGACCTATACTCCACCATCTTTTCGGTTAACTCATAGTTCATATCCGCTTTTACACGGTCAGCAGCTTCCAGAGTTTCCTTATCTTCCTGCCCAATTACCTTTGTACGTACTGGCCCTGCGGCGGGGAAGGTTTCACTCATAGCCTCTGCTTGAAAACGGATAGCTGCTTCGGATAAAACCGTAGAGTACACACCACAAGCGTTTTGAAACGGTTGAGAACGTTCTTCTATCTTTAAACCTATGAGATCCAAACCTGCTACGTAAGTCTCTGCCCACTCTTTCCTAGCGTCAACGTCAGCCTCTACAAGCCCTACCATGTCATTTGCTAAAACAGACAACTGATTGTCTTCTAGAAAATCTGCTAAGTTGGCTCCAAACTCAGTCATGTCTCCCATATCAGCATCGGGTATTATTGTTATCTCCATGCTGCCGTCAGATAGCGTTACCATTTCTGGATCTACAATCTCTACTGACATACCCTCTTCGGATTCAGCTAACTCCTCCATACCTTCCGGTGCTGCGTATAACCCTTTCTCGATTGCCATTAGTAGTACCCACCTCGTTTTTGTTTGAAGTACCGTATCTCTTCTGGCTCATCCGTTGGTAACCGGATAAACCCTCCTTGTCTAAATCTCATTAGCGCCATAACTGTAGAGTCTACTAAGTCATCATGGCTCATAAATGGGAATCCTGCAATTTCTTCAATGACCTCTTCTGCCCATCTAGTAGACGGCATCCACACCAAGCCAGAAGCTATAATATCAGCCACAGAGTTCAATCGGGCAAGTTTATCACCTGAACCTCTGTGAGGAGTGTATTCTTGTACAGGAAGGCCCATACGCCTCATCTCTTGGTACAACGCTACTCCTGAACTTTTCTTCTCTACGATGAACGAGTCTGGCTCCCACTCGTCGTACTCCTCCATTGCTAACAGTTTTAACTCTGGAAACTCTAAACGCTTCTTAATACTGTTAAGCAGGATGATGTTATAGGCACTTGTGTCCTCGTTAAAAAATACCCCCCATGTGGTAATGGCAGTATAGTCAGCGCGGTTGTGTGTCTCTGCCGCAGAATCTAACGACATGATAATATACTCACACTCAGGGGGCTTCTCGTTACCCCATAACTGCCACCACTCTCGTTTTACTATGGCAGCTTCTTCTGCGGTTGGCTCCTGTTGGTACTGGGCATTCCATTGGAATACCGGCATTGATGCCTTGGTACGGAGGAGGGCGTTAAGATCGAAGAACTCAGGCCATAACGGTTTCTGTACCGGCTCCCCCTCCTTGTTAGTGGTGTCTAATATAGCTGGGAACTCGACCACTTCATACTGATCAGACAGGTCATTGTTTGCCATATCCCTAGTCACACGACCTGTCAGGTCATCCATGTGCCAACGGGTCTGGATAATAGCTACCCTACCCCCCGGCATAAGGCGAGTACGAGCGCCGAAGGTAAACCACTCGTAGGCTTTGTCAAAAACCTCAAAGTTACCGTTAATGACATCCTGCTCTGAGTGTGGGTCATCTACTAATAGTAGGTCAGCACCTCGTCCCGCGATAGATGAGCCAATACCGCAAGCGTAGTACTCGCCTCCTACATTGGTATTCCAGCGCCCCGCTGACTTAGAATCCACAGATAGGGACACGGTAGGAAATATACTGCGGTACTCCTCCGTATTTATTAAGTTACGTACCTTTCTACCAAAGTCTACCGCCAGATCTGTGGTGTGTGACACCATCATTACTTTCTTATTCGGGTTCCTTCCTAGAAACCACGCGGGGAAATAGATAGAAACTAACTGAGACTTACCGTGACGCGGGGGGATGTTGACGCAAATTCTATCTTTGTTCCCCTGCTCAATAGACATTAGCAAGTTTGCCAATATCTCATGGTGCTTACCCACAATATAATCAGGCTGCATGCGCTTGCAGAACTCAAGTAGCTCGTTATAGGCTTGCTCGTTCTTTTGTCTGGAGGCGAGTTCGTCAACGATACGGTCAATCTCAGCTACCTCTTCAGAAGAGAAAGAGTCGAGGTTATCTAGCATCTGCTGTATGTCTTCTTCTGAGAAATCTAGTGCAGTCTCAGTCATCGTAGTCTTCTTTCTCTTCGTCTACTAAACCAAGTTCAGCTTGTACATCTACAAGTTCCGCATCTTCTATGACTTCAAACTCACCAGCTACAAGCTTTTCTAGCTTACCCCGCAATTTACCACGTAGGTCATCGGTAGACTGATGGGTAATTGTAATTTCTGATTTCTCTGCAAAAAGCCCTACGTCTGAAATCTTACCTAGTAGCTCCAATGCCCTCAAGCGTATACGGGGGTCAGCGTTCTCTGACTCTAACAAAAGTTTGTTGGTTACGAGATGTCTAATATGTATAGAGTTTTCTACAACTGACTGCCCAAACTCTTTAAGGATAGAGTCAGTTAGTATCAAAGACGCGGGGGTTAGGCTTGTGGCTCGCTTAGTAGTCACCTTCTTGGACGTTTTTTCGGGGTCTTCAGCGTAAGCGGCTACTAACTTAGCGGCGTGGTCTTGGTCTTCTAGGGTAAGCTCTATTGGTAACCCATGCTCTGCCAACTGCACAGCGGTGTTAGACGCAGCTTCAGCCCTATCCTTTAAATCCATGTAGGAATCAGACTCAGTTATCTCTACCCCTACTTCGGGTTTTATGTGTAATACCATTAAATTTTCGCAGGGCTTACCCGTATTTATCGTTTATACATGAAAAAAATTTTTTTACAAGGGGGGCTTAAATTAGAGG